TAGTAAGCAGTTTAATCGAATTCCTACAAGAAAATATCGTATTAGAGGAATAAAGGTAAGGATACCAGGAGCAGGAGCTTCTAGCTCTGGTACGCCTACTGTTGATAATGCTACTGGCAGAATAGTTTATCCAGATGGTTATATATTTAATGGAGTTATGGGTGCTGCTGTTTATACAAATTGCCCTGCCATGTGCTTATTGGACCTTCTCACTAACACAAGATATGGTTTGGGAGATCATATAACAGATAGTAATTTAGATTTATTTAGTTTTGTAGCTGCTAGTAAATATGCAAATACAGAAGTTGATGACGGAACAGGCTCTGGTGCAAAAGAAGCTAGATTTAGTTGCAATGTAAATATTCAAAGTCCTAAAGAAGCATTTGCAGCAATAAATGATTTAGCTGGTGTTATGAGATGTATGCCTATTTGGTCTGCTGGAGGCATAACTTTATCGCAGGATAAAGAAACATCAGCTAGTTATTTATTTAATTTAGCTAATGTAGGAGAAGGTGGTTTTAGTTACTCAGGAAGCAGTTTAAAAACAAGACATAGTGTTGTCTCTGTCAGCTACTTCAACATGGATTCTAAGGAAATAGATTTTGAAGTAATTGAAGATGCAACAGCAATATCCAAACTAGGAGCGATAGTGAAACAGGTAAAAGCATTTGCGTGTACCTCTCGTAACCAAGCTGCAAGATTGGGCCGTGCAATACTCTTTGCTGAACAAAACGAATCTGAAACAGTTTCTTTTACAACTTCAATAGATGCTGGAGTTGTTGTTAGACCTGGTTCTGTTATTGAAATAAACGATCCAGTAAGGGCAGGAGCTAGAAGAGGTGGTCGTGTAGTATCTGCAACGACTACCACGGTTACTATTGACGCAGAAGCACAAACAACTTTACCAGCTTTGAATGATAGTCCTACAATAAGCGTTATTCTTTCTGATGGAACAGTTGAAGTAGGTTCAATATCAAACATTGCTGGGGCAGTTATCACCGTAAACAGCGTTACCAAACCCGATGGTACGACTGCTTCTGCTTTTACTTCTGCACCAAGTACAAATTCTCC